TAATTGATAAGTTTTGGAAAGGTAGACCAGACCAATTAAAAAATTATATTAGAAAATGGGCTAAAGAATCTGGTTTAATTAAAAACCAAAAAGTTTTAAGTGAAGCTGAGCAATTTAACAATTTAAAAAATGTTGCTATTGGCTTGGAAACTAACAGAGCTTTTTTATGGAAAAAATCAGGTGGAACTGAATTAAAAAACTTTCAATTTGGATCACAAGAAGTAGATAATGTTGTTTTATCAATTAAAGAAATAATTAAAAAATCTAAAGATAAAACTTTAAACAATTCTTTAAATGAAACTATTACTTTATTAAAAGCATCAGATGGTAAGGGTGTTAATCTACATAGAATTTACAGAGAAACTAGAGATATGTGGTTTGGCCTAAACAAAAATATTAATAAAGGCATTAAAGATGAAAAACAAATTAAAGCTTTTAAAGAAGTTTCTGCTGAGTTAGAAAAATTAATGTCAACTAACCCTAACTTTGCAAAAGCACAAGATGCTTATAAAAAATTTACTAAAGCTTATTTAGAAGAGGGTGTAGATAAATTAAAGCTTTTTAAAGATATTAAATCTGCTAAAAATGAAATTTACAACAATCAAGAATTAACTGGTAAAATTTATAAATTTTTTAACTCTGATAAAGTTACAGCTGTTGATATTAAAAAAATGGCTGAGGCATTTGGTGAGTCTAAAAAAATTAGACCAGGAATGAATAAAGATGAAATTAAATTAATTAAAAAAAATCAAGATGCCTGGAGAGATATTTTATCTGGTTATTTTGAAACTGCTTTTTTACAAGCACATACTAAAGGTATGGAAAAAGGTATTAAAGATGGTGATGCTATATACAAAGCATTAATGAGTAATAAAGTTAAAAGAAATAATTTTGCTGAGGCTTTATTTCAACTTGCCAAACAAAATGACAGCACAATACAAAGAATAGATATACAAAAATCAGTAGACTCATTTGCTACAATTTTAAAAGGTACTGGTAATAAGACAGCTATGGGATCTAATACTTTTGATAAATTTTCTGGCTCTACTGAAATGGGTAGTAACATGGTTACAACAGCACTTGGTCAAAAAGGTGGAATACCTTTTAGTGAAATGATTTCTAACTTCTTTTTTAGCAATGCTAAATCTAAATCATCTGAAAAATTAGCAAAAGCTTTAGTTAGCCCTAATGGTGTTGATGAATTAATTAAATTATCTAAAGGTTGGAAAGACCCTGACAATGCTAGAATGTTTATAGTTAATATACTTAAACTTGATACAGCAGATGAAGAGGTTATGAATTAATGGCAACTCAATCACAAAAAAATTCTCAAGATATTATTAAGTTACAAGGTGAAACAAAATTAATTCACCAAAAGATTGATACTATTAGAGATAATCACCTACATCACTTAGACATGAAAATTAATAACATTTATAAATTATTATGGGCAGTAGGATTTCTCAGTCTAAGCAGTTTGCTAGACCTAGTAAAAAATTTAATAAGTTAAATACACATATCAAAGGCACAATTGGAGAATACCAGGAAATAGTTAATTTAACTAAAGCTGGTTGGCACATCAGTAAAAGTTGTGATCCACAATGTCCATTTGATTTAGTGGCAGTTAGCCAGGATGGCCAAACAATTAGGCTTATAGATGTAAAAACAAACACCTATCGCACTAAAAGAAATAAAGATGGCACAATACAAAGGATTGGTAGATCAAGAACAAAATTACAAAAAGAAATGGGTGTTGAACTACTGATGGTAGATCATGGAAATTAATATGGAGTTTTACTATGAATTACTATTTTACAGGAGTTCTAATTATACTGATGTGTCTATTAGCTTTTTGCGTAAAACCAGCTCATACAAAAATTAATTACTCACATTATGATTACAGAACAAACATCATTTAAAACAGATTTAAAAACATTAATAATGATAGTGGCTGGTATTGCTATCGGAGTTTGGACTTATGCTGAAATTAATTCAAGAATAGTACACCTTGAAATGTCTAAAGCATTAATGGAACAAGATTTATTAGAAGCATCAAAACAATTACCAGTTGATCAAGAGCAATTTATGTTACTTGAGCATCTATCTTTACAAGTTGAAAAGTTGACAATTAGAGTCGATGACATGATGCACAACAAAGTAATGATAAATTCAATTCATAAAGATTTGGATAAAGCATTAAACGATATAGAAAAATTAAAAGATAGTGTTAGAGCAAACATTGGCAAACTTAATGGAGATCACTAATGGAACAGATGGTCATAGCTTTACTAATGCTAGTTAATAATGAAATTAAAGAGGCAAGATTGCAACCAGATTTAAGTTCATGTCTCAAAGGTAAAAGGGTTGCTAATAGAAGTGTTTCTAACAGTGTTGAGTATAGATGTATTAAAACTAAAGCTGAGCTTGAAACTAATATAGATGGCTCACAATCAATTAAAAAACTTATAATAGAATGATAGATAAATTTTTATATAAATTTTTTAGTTTTTTAGATGATATGATTCAAAAAGTTAATGAAGTTACAACTTTTGATGTAGGCGAAAAAAACAAAAAAAAAAGAAAAACTAGAAAATGCAAATACTGTCATTGCAAGTGTCATTGTAAAGATACACTTCATTTACATCATGATGACCAGGATTTATGTATTTGCGATAACTGTAAATGTGAGAAATAATTATGCAACTATCAAAGCACTTTAAATTAGAAGAGTTCACTAAGTCTATGACAGCTACTAGAAAGGGCATAAGTAATGAGCCTGGATCTGGTGAAATTAAAAACTTAGAAAATTTATGTTACGAAATACTTGAGCCGCTAAGGGCTAAGTATGATTTACCAATAACGATTACTAGCGGATATCGTAGCCCAGCACTTTCAGAGGCTATTGGATCAAAAAGTACCTCACAGCACTGCAAGGGAATGGCGGCAGATATAGAAATTGCTACTATACCAAACATACAAATAGCTTACTGGCTACAAAACAATGTTGATTTTGATCAGCTGATCTTAGAATTTTTTGATCCTGAAAATCCATCAGGGGGATGGGTACACATTAGTTTTAATGAACAAGGATCAAATAGAAAACAAGTCTTAACTTATAATGGGAAAAAATATGAAAATGGACTCCCAGATATGAAATGGAAAGATGGAAAGGTTGCTGGATAATGTGGTTAAGTGCAATTAAACTAGCTCTAAATGCTGGTACTCATATTTATAAAAAGAAACAAGAAACTAAAATGCTTATGGCTGATGCTCAGGCTAACCATGCGTCTAAGATGGCGCAAGGCCAATTGGAGTACAGCGGCAAACTTTTAGAGGCTAGGCAAAACGACTACAAGGATGAAGTAGTTCTTGCAATTCTTACTTTGCCAATCCTGGTACTGGCTTATGGTGTTTGGTTTGGTGATGAGCATTCAATGGATAAAATTAATTTGTTTTTTGAGCATTTCAATAATTTTCCCCAATGGTTCGTCAATCTTTGGATTCTTGTAGTAGCTTCTATTTATGGAATTAAAGGAACACAAATATTTCAGAATAGAGGTGTAGGTAAAAAGTGAAGATATTATTAACTATGGTCTTATGTAGTTCGGTAAATCAAAGTTGCCTACAACCAATAACTTATCCTGAAGCTTATGCAGATAGTTTTAGCTGTATGGTTGATGGATATGAAAGAGCTTACAACACTACAATAGAATTAGGTGCAGACGAAGTTAATAAAAATGGTTTGTATATAAAGTTTGGTTGTGGCCAGGTAATAGTGCCAGTGCCTAAACCGAAGACAGGAGTTTAATGGCAGAGTATCAAGGCAGAAAAGTAACACTTAATAAACCATTTAGATTACCACCAGGTAAATCAAAAAAGAGTGGTGTGTATGTTCGTAACAATTCAACAGGCAAAGTTAATAAAGTTACTTTTGGCGACCCTAATATGAAGATAAGAAAAAATAATCCGAAAGCTAGAAAAAGTTATTTAGCTAGATCAGGCGGTATAAAAATTAAAGGACAGAAAACTTTATCTGCTAATTACTGGAGTCGTAAAGCTTGGAAATAAATGGCTGTTAAAAAAAAATTATGGGCAAAACCAACTACAATAGTTGAGGTAGGCCAATGTAAGTATTGCAATAAAATGGTTACAAACGATATGAGCTTTTTATCATTTTTAGATAAAACTCATGCACACTTTACTTGCGATAGACAACATTATTACAAACAACTAATTAAAAAGGATAAATAATTATGGCAAAAGCAAAAGGGCTCTATGCAAATATTCATGCTAAGCGAAAAAGAATCAAGGCTGGTAGTGGTGAACGAATGAGAAAGGTTGGAACTAAAGGAGCTCCAACAGCGGCTAATTTTAAAAGAGCCGCAAAGACAGCAAAAAAAGTAACTAAAAAGAAAAGGTAAATATGTCAGTAAAAAAAAATAAATTTTTTAGTAAATTTAAAAAACTTACAACTACATCTGATATAGATGAGGAAAAGAAAAAAAGACTAAAAAGTTTAAGTAGCCAAACAGAAACAACTGCTAAAGAATTAAGCAACATTGTATCAGGTAGTATTGGCGATGAAGAGTATCAATACTTTATGAAATTAGTAGGTAACAAGTAATTTTAAAATTGGTATAGCTTATTAATATAAGCTGAATTATCCATTTTGGATAATGGGTCAGGGTGGGAAAAAAAATCTTGAATAAACAATAATATAATTATAGAAAGGCAATCATGGCAGACAGCGAATGGTATAGAAAAAATTTTAAAAAATATAAAAAAGGTGACACTTATAAAGTGAAAACTATTACACTTGATAGTGGTAAAAAAGTTGGAAAATTTTTTGAAGATGATGAGCTTAAATTAATAAATGCTTTAAATTTAAAAATTGGTGGAACAAACAATTAATTTCTTGATATCTAGATTCACTTTGTGTTATCGTTTTACTCACAATGAATCGTTTTATTGTAATACAAAAAAATATTATAAAGATATCAAAAGTAAATTGGTCTGCCCCTAGTAAGATTCGAACTTACAACCTATTGATTACAAATCAATTGCTCTACCAGCTGAGCTACAAGGGCAAGTTAAAAAAACTTATATATATAGCCGAATTGAATCGCAAGATTCTTTTCGGCCTTTTTTTCGTCTCTAAATTTCCAAGTAAAACTAACGAATCCTACAATAAAGATATCAAGAAAGTACCAGGCTTTTTAATATTTTATAAATACTGCTGTAAATTGCTTGATAATAAAGGGCAATTGACTCTTGTTAATCAAGTTAAACTCAGCTATAATTAATGTATAAGTAAATGATAACTAACATAGGAGTAGAGAGAATGCCTAAACAAGTAACAAGCAGACTTAGTGTTGTGGAGTTTTTCCAGAATGTTAAGCCAATTAATATTAGCACTATTGATTTTGTTAATATTGATAGTTCAATTGACAATGTATCTGTGCATTTAAAAAATGGTAGTGCGCTATTTACAAAATGGTCAAATGTTAAAAACCAGTGCGATATAAAAAGCTTACATAAATCGGACTCAGACTTAGAGTTAGAAATGGAGTTAGGTTAATGAACGAATATATATTAGTTAATTTACCTAAGTCATTTTTAACTGGTGGCTGGAAAGAAGTTAAGCAACCTACAAGGGTTGAGCCTTATCTTGACCATATAGTTAAAAGTGCCTGGAGTTATGAGCATACTGTTGAGTGGTTAAAGGTATTAGGCTTTAAAAGTGGGTCAGGTGGTAAAAACATTGATAGCAGTTGGGGAGCTCATTTGTTATGTGAAATACTTCCTGAAGATAGAAAGAAATACAAAACAGTTACACTTGGTCAAATCATAAATACTCTTGATAAAAAAAGTAACAAAGAAAAAGCTATTCAAATATATCATAATACAAAAAAAGCATTTGATAAGGGGTTTAAATAATGACTGCTTTTAATATCAGACCTAGAATGGTTAGGGGTAAAAAGGTTTTTAGATTTAAGTATTTTGGCCTTGATGGCAAACCTAAATATTTAACTAACCCAGTTAAAGCTGACCTTGAAAAAAAAGTTGCAGAAAAAATTAAAGAGATTGGCTTTGAAAGAACTGAGTCTAGCCAGGTGTTTTTTAACCAGGCTAACACCTTGTGGCTTAAACATTTAAACTATAAAAAATCGGAAGGCCGAATAAGTGAAAGCACAATTGAAGAGTATCAGTGCTGGTATAGAAACCACCTATACAATTTTTTTGGCAATATAGATATAAGGTTAATTACACAAGCTAAGGTTAGAGAGTTTGTTAATCACATGAAGTTAAAGGTAGAGAATAAACAAATTAAATCTGATACTTTGTTTAAAATATTTAACACCCTTAGCCTTATTATACAGCACCAGTTTGATGAAGACCAAATAACTAGAAATGTATGTAAGGAAAAAAACTATTTAAAGAATGTGTTTAAAGCTAAGCTTAGCCAGGACTTGTTAGACTTTGAAAAATACCCAATAGATTTAATGGAAAAAATAGTTGAGAGTATAACCAGGCCTGAAGTTAAATTGCTTTGTATGATTATGTTAGAAACTGCTTGTAGGCCAAGTGAGGCTAGGGCATTGGCAAAAGATAGCTTATTACTTAATACCAATATACCTAGATTGCATTTTACTAAAGCTGTTAAGAAACATAAAAAGCTGGGCGGTACTAAAACAATTAATGGTGTAAGAAAAATGGTTATTAGTGCTAAGCTAAAAGATAAATTGCTTGACCACATTAACCAATTGCCAGGCCACCAGGAACAATTGTTTTTAAATAGCAAGGCCAAATATATATGCGTAGAACAGATTATAAGGGGTGTAGACAAGGCTTTAGCTAAGTCTGGGGTAGCTGTGCCTATAAAAAGAAAGTCGTACATATTCAGGCACTACATGGCAACTTACTGGGCTTATAAAGGTAAATACAAAAATGCAATAGACCTAGCCCATGCACTAGGGGACTCAGATATTAACTTTGTTCAGCGAACTTATATTAAGCCTTATGGCGATAATCAAAACAATGTTGATAGCAGTGAATTTCAAAACCAACAATTTAACTGGAAGTAAGGAGAGAGATATGGATGATATAGCAAAAGCAGTAAAAGAAGCATTAGCTAAAAAAGGAATAGATGTGCAAGGTGAGTACAATAAAGCCACAAAACAATCTACTAGGTTATGTGGTGTTAGTATTAGACCAGCCAATAATAATCACATACACAAAGGAGTAAGACACACAGACCATACAATAGAAAAACCAACTACTAAGGAGGACTAGTGAGTGATTATAGAGTCAAGATTACAATTAGAAATAATCGTTTATTAGAGGCCTTAGAAAAAAAAGGTTATATACATAATAATAAACCATCAGTGCTAAAATTTTGTAAAGCACACAAGCTACATTATATAGGTGTTAATTTAGTTTTTAGTGGCAAGGTATCGCCACTAAGAGCTAATGGTCAACTAACACCAACAGCTAAAGAAGTTTTAGATTGTTTAGATTTAAGAGTTGAACAGGCATTTACTGAAAGACAGCTTAAAGGTTTTAATAGAAATAGTTATGAGTTTAAAGCTAAAGAACAAGAGTTAATGCAAATAACTAACAATCAATCTTTAGAGTTAAGATTAATGCAATCACAAACTGATAAAATAATAAACCAAATAAAAAATACTTGTTTGTTTAAACTTGGTAAAAAACACATAATGGTTTGGGATGGTATTAATGATGGCCAAACACTTCAACAACTTGCAGATAAATTAAATGTATCAAGAGAAAGGGTAAGGCAAATGTATGAGTACTCACAAAGAAAAGTAAAACAATCATTGTTAGCAAGAAAAAGTAATTTATTAAATGCTGGTTTAAAACAAGTTTATCCAAAAGTAGATTTGCAATAATTACTTATACCAATACTTATCGTAGTTCTCTTTATTATAAGGAACTACATCCCACTCAATTTTTTTCTTAATACTTTTACCAGCAAACTCCCTAGCATCTTTTTCTAGAGAAAATATATTATTACTAAAAGTAGTAAATTTATCTTTAGGTTTCCAAATTACAAACCACATAAAAGAAAAGGGGGCAACAAAAGCCGCCCCCATTTTATCACATACAACATACAATATAGGTGGTTACAAAGCACCTATAAGGTTTATTCACTGCCATATACTTTAGTTCATCCCAGTAACTAAAAGAGGTAATTTAGGATTATCTGAGGGTGATACAGCTTGACCCTCAAATTCTAGAAGTTGTTCAACAGGCACATTTAAAAACTTACTTACTTGCATAAGCCTAAATGCGCTTAAACCATTTTGACCTTTTTCATATTTGCCTATTTGTTGAAATGCTATTTTTAAAGCATTGGCCATTTCGGTCTGTGTGCAAAATTTTTTAATGTAATAAGCATTCTTATTACCATTGGGGTCTATATTATATTGGCAGACCACTCTATTAATCCTGGCATTTTTTAAATTTTTTCCAACAGCAATATTGATAGCTTTTTCTTCAGGTGTTGTAGTTCTTGGTTTGTAAAATCTTGTTTTCATTTCTCTCCTTTTGTTTTGGCAGACAAGTAGCCTAGAGTTTTTTACAACTTTTAAGTTAAATAAGTTTTATGGCGAATACATAAACTTGGCATCTGCATTTTCTACCAAGCATATTTGCCTAAAAGTCTTTACATACTTTTTGAAAGCCACCGATGAATGCACACACTGTCTATTTTTTTTACCCTTACTAGGTTTCATAATTTCAGCATGGTATTTATCAAGCTTAGCATATCGTCTTGTAAGACTATTACTTTTACTTAAAGCCATTACCTTAGGTCTCCTTGTTGCTTATTAATTTAATTCTAGATTTATCTTTTTTTAAATCTAAAACTTTAACCTCAGCATTATCACTGGGGCTATTTGATTTTGCCGCAATCTCAGCATTATCAAATTCTTCATCAACTTTAATACTAACTTCATAAAAACTTTCTTTAATAACTCTGCTCATCTTCTTAAATCCATAGCTGAGTATTCTTTGTTATAAAGTAGTGTAGGTATTGAATCTGTTTGTGAGTCAGTTAATCTAATTTTTCTATGTGCTGACCCACCTTTAGAAATTAAATTTAACTTAAATAGTTCAGCAACTATTGCACCAGCTCTAGCCCTACTGAACTTAAATTTAATAGCAATCTCTTTGTAGGTTGGGCTGTATCTATGTTGCTTAATAAAAGTGCTAATGTATTTTAAAACATCGTACTTAATTTTGCTTAAATATATATGCCCATTGTTTTTTAACTTCATGTCTTATCCTTGAATAAATTTGTTATGTTTGGTTTTGAAACATAATCAGGTGCTTTTTGTTTTGGGCTGTCCAGGCCTTGCAAGTTAAGCTCTAATTTATTTAGATACCAACCAGCTTTCCTTACATCCATTAAACAAGCCTCAACTGTGCTTTCATGTTTTGCGCCAAACCTCATTGTGTATTTCAAAATTTGTGACCTTAGGAAACCAACCACCTCTAAAGGAGATAGTTGGCTCACTATTGCATCATAAGTCTGAATACTTTTTTTATAGTGGTCAGGATTAATTTGTTCAGCCATTAAAAGGGTGCATCTTCCTTAGCAACTATATCGCTAATTTTTAAAGATATATCTGGCTGGGTATCTTTAGTTTTTTCTGTATTTAGCCAGGCCGCTAAATTTTTTTTAACACCACCAATTTGTATGTTGCCTTGATAGTGAGGATACTTACCACCAGGCTTATCTGTTTCTCTTGGTTGTCTTTTCCACATAGCCCCAGAATTATCGTAATTATTATCTGCCATTGTTTGTCCTTTTTATTTGATTAGTTTGTATTTGTGATTTTAGTTTGTTGTATATAGTTTCAACTCTCATAGATTCTACTGGGTCTAATTGAATTGCTTGTAACTCTGTTTTGTACTCAGCCCTAATTGGCTCAAGGTTTCTTTCAAAATTGTTTTGTGATTTTGAAACACTGGCCGCTGTTTTTAATTGGCCAATCCAACTATCAGCTAAAGTTTTTACATCTTGCTTAACCGCTTTTGGTTGAACAGATTCTTTAGCAATTTCCATTACTGCCTCAAATGGTATAGCATCTTTGCCATCATCATTATCTAAACCAGTTTTTAAATTTAAAGCATTTAGGAAAGCATATTTTTTAGCATAACTCATACCATTGCCTGTACCGAATTTGTCAATTTTGCCCATTGCTGAGCAACCATTTATTTCTACAAAGCTTGTGGGATCTGTAATATCAAAAATTTTCATATTACAATAAACCATTACATAGTTTTCTTTTAAGTCATTTACATAAGTACATATTGGATAAAGCTCATTGTTAAGCAAAGCTTTCATTGCTACCTTTTGAACTTCATCATGCTGTAAAGGATTGAAGTGCATTCCAGGTACTTTTTGACCTTTAACTACACCACCAGCCTCACTAGATGCTTTATGAAGTTTTTGGTAAATATTAGTTTTCATTTGTTACTCCCTCAGGTTGTTGTGATTTTTTAATGTTATTTAATTCTAAACTTAGTTCGCCATTTAATTTTTGATGGCCTTTATCTACTTCTTCTAATCTTGTTATCTCACTGCCAAGTCTTTCAATTTCTTTATCTTGCGCTAACAGCTTGGCATTTTTTAAAACTAATTTTTCAATTAAGTCGTCATTTGATAAAGTTTTATAATGGTCAATAAGTTCTTTAAAATTACTCATAACAAGCCCTAAACCTTTCTATGATATTTGAATCAATACCTTTCCACCAAAAACCATTTTTTCTAATTTCACTAAAGTCAGGTCGGCAAAGCATAGCTAAAACTTTCATATCGCCATCAGCTAACTCTAACTTTTTTTCCCAGCATTTTTGGTAAGTAATAAGTTCATCATAATAATATTCTAAATTTTCTTTTCTTAACTCAACACAATTTTCCTCAGTAAAAACAATTCTATCGCTATCACTAGCATAAGTTAAAAATGGTTTATGTTTTGGTATTAGTTTTGAGTACAGCGCAATTTGTAGGCAGTCACTATGAAATGGAACTTTTGGGCATTTTCTTTTTGAATAACTAAACCCAGCTTTTGTTTTGGTTAGTGTTCCAAATACATTTTTAATATCGCCAAAATGTGTCTTACCTACCAGGTCAACATAAGCTAAAAAATATGTAGCTATACCTTTTGCCCAATATGTATATTCAAGTTCAGCATCCCATTTTTGCTTACCCACTTCATCTATATTTTTTATATGGTTATCAACCAGTGGCTCTAAATTTTCTATAATATGACCAAACTTTATTTCATCTTTTGTATCTACTGGCTCATATTGGTCTATCTTATTTTTAATAATAGCAAATGCCTCAGCAAAAGTTTTGTCCTGGCACTTCATAGCCTGGATTATTTCATGGCTTATTGTACCGCCAGTAAATGAGCAGTTAGTAGGTAGGTTAGCTTTTTCTTTTTTTGAAATTAAAATGTAGTTTCTGAATCTAATATCGTCAGGTATGGTGTTTTGGCTTTTACTTGTGTGTGTAAGACCAAATTTTTTGTAACAATCGCCAACTATATTGATTCGGTTGTCCATAACTGAACTTATACACTATGTATATTTCAGAGCAACCTAATTAGCACTCAATGTTAAATGTTAATAATCCCAATAATTAGGAAAGTTTGAAGCCTCAACCCTAGAGCTCCACAATAAATTTATATCTTCTACTAATGGTTGGATTGTTTTACCAGTTGAAACAGATTTATCTAAAATATCATAACGACCATTACTTCTAGGCTCTATGTAACCAATCCAAATT